GTGCCTGCCCTCAAGGGTCTCTATTCTTCTTTCAATTCTTTTACCGGACCACACATCCGGCACAATTACTTTTTCTTCTACTACCTTAGACATATTCTTCTTCCTTTCAGTCCATCTCTTATTATGCTCTACTGTCATATGTGCTTCCTCGCATGCGCCAGTGCCTCTTCTTTTGATATCCAGAAGTACAAATCTGTAGAGCTTACCTTGAATCGGTCTACTTCGTAGTCGTTATCTCGCACAACATCATTCTCAGTTAAGATGTAATTTCTGTTTTTTAAAGTAACCTCAATCGGATCATAGCCATCTTTCAATCTTTCTATAGATTCTATATACAGTATTTCCGCTCTACATTTTCTTGTTGTTCCCGAACTTCTCTGAGCCCATGTAGGAATAGATACTTCAACCAAGCACTCATTTCCTTCTTCATCTTCTCCAATAGTCCATCCTATAAAGCTGTCATGTGTCGGACACACAGGAAAAACGCCCACTGTATTATCAAATTCAGCTGCAATGATGTTCGTGTCCTGAAGGTTTGCTTCAGTTAAATTTGCCTGTGCGAATGACGCGCAGTCCAGATCCGCACCCTCAAAGCTTGCTTCTGTCAAGTTTGCAGATAAAAATACAGTATCTTTGCAGTTCGTCTCATTAAAGTTTGCTGACCATGCATTAACACATGAGAAGTCCGCATTCTTTAAATTTGCGCCCTCAAAATTTGTACTGACAAGAACTGTATCTATAAAGCAAGCACCCTCAAGGTCTGCATTGCTAAAATTTGCCCCTGATAAGTTCTGACCTTTGAAGCTCCATCCTCTCAGGTCCATATTTGTGAAATCTTCTTTTAAAGCCTCTTTTAATTCTTCCTGTTTCATATTGCCTCCTTAAATGTATTTATCCAATTCTTTTTCTATCGTATTCAATTTGTACGAATTCATAATCGGGTAATCGTATTCAATGTCTAAATTATCATAGTAGAAATTCATGCTCTTACACTTTTTGTTCATATTCCAGTTTGGAACATGTATACTAACATCAACCTGACTTGTGTGCGGATGCCAGTCAAAAAACACTTCTGCTCTTCCTTTTTTGTTTACCTCTATACACTTATCAAAAATTCTTTTTATTGCTTCAATCTGGTTCTCAGTCATCATATTTACACCACATCCCTTACCATCTTCCACCCTGCACCTCTTGCAGGTCGTCTTCTTTGACTTGCAAACTCAGCCGTCTGCATTTTTATCCTCTTTGCTATCCACTTATCAAAACCAGCTGTGTCGAATATTATCGTTGAATTTGTTTTTGATGGATCCACTTTTGTAGCGAAATCCTGTTTCGGGTCTCTATAAGCTTCCATAAGCAAAGGTTGTGGAAAACCTAAACTTTTAAGCTCTGACATTTTCATTATTTTTCTTGGATACTCCATAATTTTCTCCTAATCTATCGCATACTTATCCCAAGTACTTTCGTCAAAGAAATCTTTGCCCATTCGGAAGAGCTTTGTCTGTATTGACCCCGGACTATGAGGAACTCTAAGTGCCGCTTCTTTGAATCCTCCATTTTTCATTATTTCTTTGACAAGTCTAAGCTCGGTCTTTTTCCAAGGCGACCCTTGAGATGCATAATTCTTCCAAGTATCACTGTCATACAAATCGGCACCCATATTTCCAATCTTTTTAAATATAGATGAGTTGTTACGATTCAGCCTCTCTGCAATCTCTACAATTCTAACGCCGTTTGCCTTAAGCTCTGACAGTGTTGCTATTTCTTCTAAGGTCCAGCCCCTACGTGTCTTGTAATCCTTTTCTTCTTTTTTCATAGTCTTCTTCTCTTCTTTGAAAAACTCCTCACTTTGACATTTTGTATAATCCTTATAGCCTCTTCTAATGCCTTTACATCCTTACGCCAAACACAATTCTCATCCCTGCGATCTATCATGCTGTGGCAATGTTCCCAAAGGTCATTAAGCTGACTTATCACCTCTTCTTTTTTCATAGTCTTCTTCTATCACTGGATAATTATCCTATCCTTAATCTCTCTTTCTGTTTCCTTAAGCATTGCATTTAAAATCGCAAGAGGCACTTTATATTTTTTGATTACCTCTATCAACTCTTCAATGCACGGCTCTGTATCAAAAGAGCCTCCATCCTTTGTTAGATACTTCATGTTTTACTCCTATTTAACCGGGACGCTCCCCATAAATAACTCCCAAATTGTGACTGAATAAGTCTGCCAACTTGTTCAGTGTCTGAGAGTTTGAGTTCCGGCTCAAGCTCTTTTAATTTGCCCTGAAACATCCTGTCCATACCTACCTTTAACATCTGCCAATCTCTGTAGGAAATCCCTTTCAAGGCTTCTGCATATTTAATCGCATTCTCTGTTTTCATTCTTGTTCTCCTTAAAGTATAAATTCAATATCTCTAGCACCTTTTCTCTGCTTAAGTTCTCTAATCAGCTCTTCATTCGAAAATTTGTCTAAACCTTTATCTTCGCAATTTATAAGTTCTACCAACTCATGTGCCACTATTGAAACTTGTTCGGCTGTTCCCTCTTTAGTTAAACGCTCAATGTATCTAAGCAGTATCTTTTCTAAGGCTTCTTTGCTACTTTCTTTTTCATTCATGTTTATATATCCTCCTATTTACTTTCCCTCTAATCTCTCCTACAATCTACTTACAGGCTCTGCCAAGCCGAGTACTTAGAAAGGAGGGACTAGTTAATGAATATGATTTCTGTATCATCCTCAAACCTAGACGCCGTAGGGTATGAAAAAGGCACTTTATATGTACGCTTTAAAAATGGCTCCTTGTACAGCTATTCCGGTGTTCCTGAATATGTTTATAACGAACTCGTGAATGCATCTTCTAAAGGTAGCTATTTAGCCACCTATGTAAAAGGGCACTACCCATACAGCAAAATAGGTTAATCAACGACTACCAAAACAACAGCAGGACCGTTTACCGATACCGACATATCTTTATGCGGTTCTGCAATTTTAACTTCTACACCTTCCCTCTTTTTGAGTTCTTCTACCAACTCACAAGTGTTAATATCTTTTAATTCCATGTTCTCTCCTACCCTACCTTTTCTTCACTTTTCTTATAAATCGTATCGCTTACTGATACATCTAAGCCGTACTTGTCTTTGACCGTCATCAACTCCACTGTATCCACAAGTATCGGCTCTCTATCCTTTAACATCTCCGGAGCCATATCCGCTTTCTTTACCATCTTTGGATATCCATGCTTCAGTGATACAGCCTTATTTGCTATCGTATTAGCCTTGATATAATCAACCCTTGCAGGCTTTTTAAGTCCTTCCTGAAGCTTTTTCATCATTTCCTTTTGATGTTCTTTATCAAGCATTCGGAATATCTCAAAGCCCTCATATCCTGATGCTTCACGGAGACCCTTAATTACTTCATAAACAAAGTCTTGAAATTCTTCAGCTTCAGGCTTATTGCTCCTCATAATTAGGCGATAAATACCTTTTTCATTTAGGATAGTCACATTTTGTATTCCACTCGGGGTACTAACTTTGTGAGTACCCTTATATTTAGTCTTCATTTTCTTTAAAGCATTGTTTGCATCTCTATGCCCTAAAGCATTTGCTATATCTGTAGCCACCGCCCACCATTCGCCATCTTTTTCTACAAATCTGATTTCGTGGTTGCACCACTTTTCTATTTTTATAAAATCACCTCCTAATTTTCTGTTTGTAAAAACAACTACTTCTGCCTACTTCTACTTATTTCAGTTTACTTTTTGCCACAATATATAGTTTATATTTTGCAATTTTAATACTATATATTGTATATTTGCCCTTGACTTCCCTATTCCGTAGTAATATACTTAACCAAAATCTATGAAAGGAGGTGTCTATGGCTAATAAAAAAACTTCTAAAAGAGTTGCATCTACTGCATCTAAAATTCTTCGTGATAAAAGAACAAGCTCTGCTTCCAAATCTGTAGCTGGTTCTGCTTTATCACAAACACCAAGTAAGAAAAAATAATTGCTACTTTTGCTGCATAACTCATTGGTTCTGAGCTGTGCAGCTCTTTTTAATTCTTATGTTCTCAATTGGAATCTGATAAATCCCTACCAGTCTTTCAAGCTGAAATGCAGGGATTGCTACTTTTCCTTTTTCCCAATTCAGAATGGTTTGCTGTCCTACTTTCAACATTTTTGCTGCTTCCCTTTGGCTAAGCTCTGCATTTACTCTTGCGGCCGCCAAGGATATTTTTAAATCATTTATAAAATCACCTCCCTTTTTTAAATTCGCATATTATGCGACAAAATCAGCAAAAAAAATTGCATTTACATCTTCCATTGATAGATTTAGCGTTCTAGCTATTTTTTCAGCTTCGCTTATAGTCAGTGTATCGCCATTGGATGTAAGCTTCCTATACAGAGTTGTCTTATCTATACCAATGGAAGATGCTAATTGTGAGACATTAAGCCCATTCTCTACAATTTTTCCTTTTAGCTTATTAACATTCATATTTTGTATTCCTTTCTATCGCATTTCTGCGACAAACTTATAATAAATCTTTTTATAATTTTTGTCAACACTATTTTTGCGTTAAATGCGATTTTTTTATTTTTTATATATTTAGTTGTTGCATATTTGCAAATAAAGTTATATAATTACAATATCCTAATAAAAGGAGTTTTTAAGATGACGATAGGTGAAAGAATAAAACAAAGACGAAGAGAGCTTGGCTTATCAGTCGATGAAGTGGCTGATAGACTTGGTAAAAATAGAGCAACTGTATACAGATATGAGAGTAACGATATTGAGAATTTTCCTGTAGGCACACTTGAGCCTATAGCCAAAATATTAGAAACAACTCCTGCTAAGCTTATGGGTTGGAATAGTAATGATAATTTGCCAAATGGTAATCCCGAACCACATGAAAAGCCAAGAGGCGTAAAAATTCCCGTCCTCGGTGATGTAGCAGCCGGTATACCTATAGAAGCTATAGAGGATATAATTGATTATGAGGAGATAGACGAAGATCTTGCAAGACGAGGGGAGTTCTTTGGACTTCGCATAAAAGGTAATTCCATGTCGCCACGAATACAGAATGGGGATGTAGTAATTGTTAGAGTACAGCCAGATGCAGATTCAGGAGATATCGTAATTACTAAAGTCAATGGGTATGACGCTTGTTGTAAAAGACTACAAAAGCATGATGACGGCATAAGCCTGATATCTTTAAACCCTGACTATGAACCTATGTTCTTTAGCAAAAAAGACATAATTGATTTGCCGGTAAATATCATAGGTAAAGTAGTGGAGCTTAGAGGAAAATTTTAATAAAAAACGAGGGAGGCGTTTTAAAAATGAGTTTTGAAGAACAATTACAGGAGTTCTCTAAAAAACTTGAACATGCTAAAAATATCAGAACTGAAGAAGCAACAAAAATGACTCTGATTTTGCCATTCTTTCAGCTTTTAGGATATGATGTTTTCAATCCGATAGAATTTGTTCCTGAGTATACAGCTGATGTAGGTACCAAAAGGGGCGAAAAAGTTGACTATGCCATTATGAAGGATGGACAACCCATTATATTGATAGAAGCAAAATATGTAGGCGAAAAATTGAAAAAGCATACATCTCAACTGTATAGATATTTTTCTGTTACTCCGGCTAAGTTTGCAATTTTAACCAATGGGAAAGTTTACAAATTTTATAGTGACTTAGTAGAACCAAATAAGATGGACGAAAATCCTTTCCTTGAAGTAGATTTGTCAGATATTAAGCCGGCACAGTTAAACGAACTTCAAAAATTCTCAAAAGATGTATTTGATGTTGATTTAATACTTGGAGCAGCGTCAGAACTAAGATACATTGATGAATTTAAGTCTATCCTTCGCTATGAGTTCGAATATCCAAGTGATGAATTAGTAAGGTTTTTTCTAAAAGATTTATATGAAGGTGTAAAAACCAAAAATGTTGTGGACAAGTATCGTCCTATACTACATAAAGCAATGCAATTATACATTAACGGCGATACCGGCATAACTTTTAATTCATCACCTGAAGTTCCTTATTCAATTGAACAGTCTGACTGTTTAGACCCTATTTACTCTGATATCCTGCATAGGCTTGGATATGACATAGAAAATACCGAAAATGGTCAACATGTACTAAAGGATAATGAAATAGTTGCAAAAGCCTATCTCTACAAGCATAAAAAACAAATTTTTATGAAGTCAAACAGTGGCATCTTCTTTAAGAGATATGTTTTATATAATCTCAGCCCTAACAGTTTCGGAAAACTTTTTACTACAACGTTAGGTTAGCCAACAAGGACAGCTGTGACAAAGCCGAGAAGTAAGTTAGAGGATTGTAGAGCTTAGAGGGAAGTTTTAAAAATGCACTAAATAAGTAAAGGGTACAACTATGGATATAGAGAAATTTAAAGAACAACAAAAGCTATACGGGGATGCTTATATAGGTAATGTAATACGAATCCTCAGCAAAACTCGATTAATAATAAACGTTGGAAAAAGCGTGGTAAATACGGGAGATAGATTGTGTGTGTACTTTCCTGAGGCTGAATTAAATGACTTGGACGGTACTTCCCTCGGTATATATGACTATATCAAAGGGAAAGTAACAGTTATTGACGCCACTGATAATTATGCTGTGTGTGAAAACAGTGAAACGAAAACAAAGAAGCAATCGCCATTATTTGCTATTTCACCTTTAGTAAATAATACTGTTGAAGTTATTGCACCTTTAAATATTGATGACTCAAGTATTGACGCATTAAAAATCAAAAACAGAGCTATTGAGGTTGGAGACCCCGTCAAATTTGCTTGACAATTATAACTATTGTTGATAAGATAAGCAGTGTAAATGATCTCTGCTAGAGAGATTAGAGAGAAAGCCTTTCTTATCAGCTTGATAAGGAGGCTTTTTTTCTTGCCATACGATAAACCTTTTAAAACATTTGATGAACAACTTGAAATATTAAAGAATAGAGGGCTGAGCATCAATGATATGGATTTTGCAAAGATTGTACTTCAGGATGTTTCTTATTATACAGTTGTAAATGGGTATAAGAACTCTTTGATACTGAATTGTAATTCTGATACTTTCATACCGGGTACATCTTTTGAAATGCTGTACACTCTTCACATGATAAATATCAGCTTTTCAAGTGTGCTTTTAAAATACATCTCATGTGTAGAAAACTCAGTAAAGTGCAAATTGGCCTATTTAGTTGCTAAGAATTACGGTGTTTACACTGACTATAATGACTTTAAAAATACAAATCCGTCAGATTATTTATGCAGGAATAACTACATAAATTCTCCTTTTCGGAATAATACATTGAAAAGTATCAAAAAAGATATATGCGGTCACCAAGCCGGATTAAGTGTTACTCATTACAAAAGCAAAAACCATATACCACCTTGGATTGTCACAACTTCCATATCTCTTGGAGAAACCATCCATTGGTATAAAATTCTTAAGCCTGCTTTGAAAGATGAACTATTGGATTATTTTAATTCTATCAGTGGACTTAATCCTTTAGACAAGAGGGAGTTTTTTATAAAATCGTTGGATTTGTGTAAAGAATATAGAAATACTATTGCGCACGGCAATAAAGTATTCAGTGAAACGTTTAAAATCGAACTTCCTAAAAGGCAATTACAAACACTATCGCATAACTTCATGGATGGAATAAATATAGTACACAGTTCCGGTAGAAAAGGGAATGCCGCAATAATATTCGCAATACTTATTCTGTTGCGAAATAACTATGCGATATCTAACTTTATCCGTGACTTAGACAGTGTATTCTCTCCCTACAAAGATGTTGATTTTAATGGCAAGAATATATTCGCTCTTTTCTCACTTCCTGACGATATCATTGACAGAATGGTGGAACTACTTCCATTAATTATTTGATTTTTAACTTTAAACATGCTACCCTAGAGATGCGAAAACCTTATTAGTTAAGGATAAGTAATCTCTAGCAGTACGCCCCCAGTATCAGGACAAAGCCGAACCTAGAGATTTTTTAATTAAAAAAGCCACCCGGTACGCCAATACCAAGTGGCACACATATACATTGTAAGGCTGTTACGCTTACAGTATACGCCCTAGACAAGCTATATTGTACCACTGTAACAGCTGTTTGACAATGCTGTTATTTTTATACTCAAAATTAAGGAGGTACATATGGCAAAGGCTAAATACAGTAAAGGGAAAGACGGCTATTTCCGTGCAAAGGTGTGGGACGGTACTTATAACCCCGACGGATCTAAACACAGAATAAACTTAATATCTAAGAAGTCCAGCGCCGATCTGGAAAAGAAAGTAAATGAACTTAAAGATAAAGTATATAAAAGAGAATATGTAACTTCCAGCGATATATCGCTTTATGACTATGCTATAGAATGGCTTGATACATACAAGGTAAATCGCTCAAGAAATACATACCTTATGTACAAAAACATCATAGACAAGCATATAATCGACTTGTCAGATATCCCTTTACAGCACCTTACTCACGCAAGATTACAAAGCTTAATAAATGAAAGAGTGGATAGACCCCGAACCTGTCAACAACTTGCATTGACCTTAAAGCAAATTCTAAAATCCGCTTCAAAAGCTCAACTAATACCAATAAATGTGGCACATACGCTTGTAGATGATTTAGAGTTGCCCTCATACAAGAGCAAAGAAAAGAGAGCCCTTACAGAGCTTGAAATCAGGGCAATAAAGACCGCAGATTTTACCGGCAGAGAAAAGTGCTTTATATATCTCTTATACGGTTGTGGCTTGAGAAGAGGCGAGGCCTTGGCGCTTACTAAGTATGATATATCACTTGAAAATGCTGAAATAAGCATAACAAAGTCTATGGCTTTTGAGGTCAATAGGTCTTACATAAAAGAAACTAAGACAGTTAGGGGGCAACGAACAGTGCCAATGCCCGGATATCTAAAAGACTTTTTAAAGGACTACATAAAGACAGTAGACAATTATTTAATCACTAAGGTAGACGGTTCGGAAATGACTTTATCAAGCTTTGAAAAAATGTGGGAACAAATCATAAAGAAAATGAATATTGCTGCAGGCGGTACAGATACAATCAGGATTATACACGGTCTTACCCCACACATCTTCAGGCATAACTACTGCACTCGTCTGTGCTATCAAGTACCTGCTATATCTACAAAGATGATTGCTAAACTGCTGGGTGATACTGAAAAAATGGTTATAGATGTGTACAGTCATATTTTAGTAGATAAAGAGCAAGTAAATAACTCTATAGAGACTGCAATATCACTATAAATCTCTTAGACATTTATTAGACATCTTACTTTTAGAAAAGCGATTTTAGACATTTTTAGACATTTATTTTGCATTAAAACGACTCATTTTCAACCACCATAGAAATTAAAAAACGGCTCAAAGCCTTGTAAATCAAAGCCTTGAGCCGTTTCACACTGATGAGACACCCGGGACTCGAACCCGGGACAACTTGATTAAAAGTCAAGTGCTCTACCGCCTGAGCTAGTATCCCATAATAAAATTAAATGCCTTGAACCGGAATCGAACCAGTGACACGAGGATTTTCAGTCCTCTGCTCTACCAACTGAGCTATCAAGGCATAATTGCGGGGACAGGATTTGAACCTGCGACCTCCGGGTTATGAGCCCGACGAGCTTCCAGACTGCTCTACCCCGCGACAACAATATTCAGAATAAAACTCACTCTTAAAAAGAGTGACTGAACAATGGGGGAAGGTGGATTCGAACCACCGAAAGCAGTGCTAGCAGATTTACAGTCTGTCCCCTTTGGCCTCTCGGGAATTCCCCCAAACCTATTAAGTTCTTCACTTTTACTCATAAGAGTAAAAGCCGATAATCGGACTCGAACCGATAACCTGCTGATTACAAATCAGCTGCTCTGCCAATTGAGCCATATCGGCATGTGCAACATATTATCACATATCTAATACATTGTCAACACTATCTCTCTCAAAAATATCGAAAGACAATGGGACCTACAGGGCTCGAACCTGTGACCCTCTGCTTGTAAGGCAGATGCTCTCCCAGCTGAGCTAAGATCCCGTTGCGTTCAACGCTATGTAAGTATATAAAATAATATCTTCATTGTCAAGCATTATTTAAAACTTTTCAAGAAAATTTATAAGCCGTATAAGAGTCTGTGCAGGTCATTTCTATAAAGGACAATTTTTAAAGAATAATGAAATCTCAATTTTTTACTACCTTACTCCACCGTCTAAAGCCGATGTACCAAGGTAGCATTAATCCAAATACTGCAAAAGACCGGATTGTATAAATACCGGCCTTTCTTAAACTCTATAATTTCCAGTTTGCCGCACGCTCCCTTGCCTTTATAAATGCAGAATAAATTCCCTCCTGATTTATCAAATCCTCATGCTTTCCTTCTTGAACCAGACTACCGTCATCAATTACCAAAATCTGATCCGCTTTTCTTACGGTGGAAAGTCTATGTGCTATTGAAATCACGGTATGTCCTTTGGATAATTCCTCAATAGCCGCCAGGATCTCATATTCATTTTCTGGATCAACGGAGCTGGTCGCTTCATCTAAAAGAATAACAGGTGCATTTTTAAGTAATGCTCTGGCGATTGAAATTCTTTGCTTTTCTCCGCCGGAGAGTGAACTGCCTCCTTCACCTACCATTGTATTGTAACCTTTTGGAAGTTCCATAATAAAATCATGGCAGTGAGCTCTTTTAGCGGCTTCCACCACTTCCTCATGACTTGCCTGCGGTTTTGCAAATCGGATATTATTTTCTATAGTATCTTGGAAAAGATATACCTGCTGGAAAACAAGCGAAAGATTTTTAAGTAAAGTTTCAACTTTATAATCCCGTATATCATTATTTCCCAGTTTTATTTTACCGCTTTCAACATCATAAAAACGAGATATCAAATTGATAATTGTAGTTTTTCCTGAGCCTGAAGGCCCTACAATAGCTGTCTTTGAGCCTTGTGGAATAGTAAATGAAAGATCCTTTAATACAGGATTTCTTTTATCATAACTAAAGCTTACTTTATCAAAGACAATATCCTGATTTTCCATAACTTTTAAAGTGCCGTCGCTTATTTTGGGAATATCTAAAACCTCATCCAAATACTGCATATTTGCAGGATTTTTAACCATCAAAATGGACGCATTTTCAAGTTGTTTTAATCCTCCAAAAATCATAAAACCGGCTGCTGAAACAGTGAGTGCCTGTGGTAATAAAACCTCACCCTTAGTATAAAGATAACAGGAATACAATGTAACAAGCAGGCTTGAAAAATTTATAACAGTAGAAAAAATCCTTGCGTAAACAACAAAAACAATCTCAAAATGCACTTGAGCAAGTCTAAGCTCCTCCGAAGAATTTTTCAATTTAGAATGAATTTCTTCCACAACTCCCTCATCTGCAAGAGGGAAGCTTCTAAGTACTGAAACTCCGCTGATACTGTCAACAAGGGCATCTCCCAATTTGGTAATAGCGGCATGCTCACGCGCAATCTCTTTTTTTGCTTGTATTACCATCAGAAATACAAAAATCCAAATAATAATTAAGCAAACCAAGGTTAAAATTCCGATTTTAGTATTTACACCAAACATTCCGATTAATAGGAAAAAGGATATTGAAACACCTGAAACAAAAAAGTCTATACTCATTGCAGAGTAGTTTTCAAGGCTCTTCATAACATTGGTAAATGCCGCCATAATCCTCGACAGACTTTGTTCCGCAAAATATCCCATGGGAGCCTTTTTTAATTTTTCACCTACTGCAAGTCTATAATCCTTGAAAATACCGAAGAAAACTCCGTCGCTAAGCCCGCTTTTTGCCCAACCCGCAAGGAAATTAAAAATAAAGGAAGCAAAAAGCACTCCAAAGATTGCAAAAATATGCCCGCTGCCGGTTTCATTCATCCAACCGAATGCAAGAAAGAGTGCAAAAAAGCTGAATAACATTGAGGCATTTTGCAGAAAAATAAGTACTATTCCAACTTTTAGACGGTCTTTATATTTTCCTGCCAGTTTAAATGATAATTTTATAAACTCCATATCTACTCCTCTCCCAAATATTGTTTCCAAAGACTTGCATATAGCGGTTCTTTCATCAGCTCATCATGTTTGCCCTTAGCTTTAATTTTACCCTTATCAATTAGGATAATTTGATTTGCCTGTTTAATTGTATTTAATCTATGAGCAACTATCACAAGGTTTTTACCCTTTACGAGATTTGATATTGCTTCTTGAATAAGTGCTTCATTTTCCGGATCTGCGTAGGCAGTTGCCTCATCCAAAATAATTGTTGATGCCGGTTTTAGAATCGCTCTGGCAAGAGTTATCCTCTGCCTTTCACCTCCCGACATTGCACCTCCTGCTTCCCCAGCTTTAGTATTATACCCATCAGGCAGCTTACTTATAAACTCATGGCAATGTGCAGCTTTTGCCGCCGCAATAATTTCATCTTCGGTAGCATCCGGTTTTCCGATACGAATATTATCCCTGATACTCACATCAAATAAGAAGTTATCTTGTGAAACGAAAGAAATCTCCTCAGCAAGCTGCTTAAAAGAAATATTCTTTGTATCCACACCGCCTATAGAAATTCTACCTGATGACTGATCCCAAAATCCTGCCAAAAGTTTTGCTATTGTGGATTTGCCGCCACCTGAAGGTCCGACAATTGCAGTCACCTCTCCCGGTTTTGTTTTAAAAGAAATATTATGTAATACCTCTGTTCCGTCATGATAAGAAAAACTTATATTATCAAATTCTATTCCCTTACTATTGTCTATATCGGCTTTATTTTTTGCATCAGGTCGTTTTTGTACAGGCATATCCAGCAATTCCTGTATGGATACCCATGTATTTGAAGCCATTTGGAACAGTTCAAAACTCATTATGATTCCAAAAGCCTGTGGAAGAATGGCAATCGGCAAAATAAGCGCCAAAAGCAAAGTTTCAATACTTATCTGATTCCTGCCGTAAAGATAAAAAGCTAAGGGCATACTCACCATCTGAGGAGTCATCATTGCCGCAGTCATCAATGCTTTTCCAAACCAGCTTTGTTTCCACCATTTCATTGTTGAGAAATGATAAAATTTTACTGCATCTGCAAATTTACCATAGGATGCCTTATCCTGTACAAAAGCTTTTATTACAGGGATTCCGCGAACATATTCCGCACTTCTGTCGGCAACATTTGCATAACTTGATAACCACACAGCCATCCTGCTGCGATATTTATACATCATCGTAATCATACCTATAAGAGCAATAGGGACAGGTACAAATATTGACAGTCCTATACGCCAATCCATGAAAAATAAAATAATCACACAAAGTATCGGATGCAACATTCTGCTTGGCAACTCCGGCATAAGATGTGCTACCCAGTCTTCCATATCCGATACCCTATCCATTATAATGACCTTGATTTTACCTACCGGATTATCCACCAGGTATCCCATAGGAATTACCTTTAACTTCTCAAATAAAGTCTGTCTGAGTTTTGCCAGTATATAAAATGATGTTTTATGTGAAATGGTTGTGCTGAATCCTGTGAAAATAAAGTAAAGAAACAATGAACCTATTGCCAAAAAAGCATATTTCATTAATGCATCAAAGCCGACCGCTTTGCCGCCGGCATTTTTTATAAGCCATCCTGCGGCATAAGCACTGAAAAAATAAGTGGAAAAACTAAAGAGCTCCCCAATACAGGCAAAAATAACAGAGAGCCGCATCCTCCCCTTATACTCGGGAGCTATTCCCATAAGTGCCTTGTTTAGACCTCCCATGCTGATTTTAGGTTGTTTTTCACTTTTCTCAACACCGCTTTCAATACGCTGCATTATTTCATCTGGAACATCAAGGTTTAGACTCTCCACCTCTTTTATTAAATCTTCATTTTGTTTTGTCTTCCTACTGTCTAAAGCAGAGTCAAGCACTTCATCATCATATCTTTTTGGTTCCATTAATTTATCCCTTCCGGTTAGTATATACTAACCCATAATTAGAATCTTATATATACTCAATGCACAAAAGTTTCCAAAACTATTCGTATTTATTGTAACTCTGTTTTTAGTTAGCGTCAACTAACTCTTTTTATAATAAATTTTATATCTCAAAAATGAATCAACCTTGCTTTGGCAGTTTTGACTGCAAGAACTGTTTATTTAATGCATGAAAAAAAGCCCCTTACTTAGGAGCTTTTAAAGCAATTATTTAAGGAAATAATCATTTATGCTTAATAAACACTAAATATAATATCCTAATCATTTAATCCAAATGCTCTTGCTCTATCTATTTGATGAAAATACATTCTTATAGTTTTTACTATATCATTCTTAGTCTGTCTTGAAGATATAGGATTCCTTCCATATATCGTCCTATACATATCCTTAAGCTGTGCCAAAGTATATTTCTTTTCGATTTCGGCATAATCTTCATCACTAAATAAAGCCTCTATATCTTTAACTGTGTAGGTATTATTATTGTACTCTGTTGTTTTTTTCCTCTTTGAGGCAAAGCACTTCTTGATATTCATTTTATTTACTTTTGATAATGCCTTTAATAATGCATCCGGATCCTTGACTAATATTGATATATATCCCTTTTGAGGATTATCATTTTCATTCAAGTATGTTATTACCTTTTCCAAATCCTTTATTTGATCTGTATCTATCATGGAGCTACCTGCATTTTCTTAACTCTATCCAGCACATCCTTAGCTAAATTTTTAAAATCTTTTCTGACTTTTGATACTTCGCCCACTTCTGTAGATCTTGCAATATCTATAAAGTTATTAACTTCTGTCTCAAATATAGTTGTTTTTATATTTTCTTTTAATAATGCCTCCCTGAATTCTTTATCCGCAGATTCATAATTAACCTGCTTCCTTATCAAATTATAGAATATTCCAATCAATTCAGGTTCTTTACCAAAATAATGTTTGAACAATATACTGTCATCATTTGAATCACCACAATACTTTTTATAAGTTTCCTTAACTGTCTTTATATAATGTATTACACCATTTGTACTTATGCTATCAAGCACTGTAGGTATTAAATAATAATCAGACATTAAAAATGCCGATTGAGTTATAAGATTGCTTGATGGCGGGCAATCTATTAATATATAATCAAAGTCATTCTTTAATGTATATACATAGTCCTTAAGTATTGATAAGTATTCAATTCTATCCTCCATATCAATAGCAAGAACATCCAAGCCTATACCGTTTCTATAGAAAAGACTTGTAGGTATAAAACTGTAGTTGTCAACTTTCTTCACTACTGTATCAGTAAATTTTAAATTCAAACTTGGATACTTTTTTATCCTCTTTATTGATAAATCAAATATATAATTAAGTGTTTCACAATCCGGTATCCTATTCAAACTCTTTAAATTAGAATGGCGTAAAACTTGAATTTCACTTAAAGAGCTTTGTGGATCTAAATCTATAGTTAGAACTCTCACACCAAAATCCGCAAAATATTTTGCCAAATTTAAAGTAGTTGTGGTTTTCCCCACCCCTCCCTTATAATTTCCAATAAAAATTATCTTGCACATATTATTTACTCCCTAATTAAACCCATAAAGCTTATTTGCAAGCTTATATCCGGCTACGGCAATGCCTCTGCCCACTTTGCCCGGCAGATTCATAGTCTGACCGAGAACACCATATCGTATTCTCTTATAAAGCCTTGGATGATGATCCTTTAGATAATCCCATAATTCCTTTTTCTTTTGCATATTTTCTTCACTCTTTGAGCGTATTGCAAGTATTGAGGAAATAACCATCATTATCTCAAGATAGCTTATCAGATATTTTCTCAACTTTTTATTTGCCACATCATAAGGATCAAAAGAGTTAAGCATAATCTTGGTCACTCTTATCTGCTGGTCGATTCTTCCAATCATTATCTGCTCGTTTACCGACTGATCCTCTCTTCCGATATAATATCTGTAAAGGTTTACATCCATATAATAAATATCCTTTACAGCCTTTAGCGGCTGATACACAAAGATATTGTCAACATAGAATGTATGCTTTGGCAAATCAAGTCCGTTTTCTATCAGCAGCTCTCTTCTATATATTACAGAATGCATCAAAATATACTGACCTGTATGGAAAGGCTTTATATCCTCCCACTCAAACTTTTTATTTACAGGAAGATTTCTCTTATATGTCATTACTTTTTTCTTCTTTACTCCAACTTTGTCATAAACAAAATTACAAAGCAGCATATCAATATTTTCCTTATTTCTGATAAACTCCTTCAGTTTGTTTAAAACCTCTAAAAATGACTTTTCATCCAGATAGTCATCAGAATCCACCACCTTGAAAAACTCACCTGTAGCGGCTCTTAATCCAAACATTACAGCGTCACCATGACCCCCGTTCTCCTTATGTATAGCCTTACAGATAGTAGGATATTTTTTCTCATATTCATCCGCTATCTGTGCAGTATTATCCTTTGCGGAACCGTCATTTACTATCAATATCTCAACATCTTCCTTGCCCACAAGTAGGGAATCGATACATTTTCTCATATATGCCGCTGAATTAAAGCATGGCACCGCTATACTCAAAACCTTCATTACTATACCTTTCTTTTTACAAAATATATAATTCCCATAGCTGCAAATATCAAACTGACAATTACGATTATTGCTAATATAACATGACTTTCACTATTTTCTGTCAGCTTACCTAATATAATTACAAATGTATTTGCACTGAAATGTATGGAAATAGGTATTAAAATACTCTTAGTTTTATTATAGGTATAAGATAAGCAAAATCCTAATAGAGTTGCATAAATACCCTGAACTAAATTTCCATGAAAGATTCCGAATACTATAGACGATATCAAAAGTGCGGATATGAAATTATATTGAAACTTTATCCTGTTAAAGACAAGTCCTCTGAATATAAGCTCCTCAGCTATCGGTATTATTACACCTGCACAAAGTATTGTGACAAAAGCAGGACCTGCATTAAAAATCTTACTGACTTCTGTAAAACTGTTATCAAGGCCGGAAACATTTGTAATACTGACAATAATATTAAGCACAACCGCAATTCCCGCCCCTCCTAAAACAGCCATTACAAAATCCAATGCTTTAATATTTTCCCGTTTTTCAATCCTGCCCTTATTATAATCCAAATTAAAAAATAAGATCATAAATACAGA